CAAAAGAACAGTGGTTTGGTTTAACCGGAGAAGCTTATTCTTTTACACCAGGATCAGCCATGATATTTAACAATAAATATATTCATACAACAGGAGTTTTGTCAGGAATTAAAACAGGAATTTCTTTGAGATATAAATTATGAAATACTACGTAAATGGTACAAGACGAGGTCTTGGCAAAGAATTAGCTGAATTGTTTCCAATTGTTGATACTTTAGAAGAGTGCGACATATTCATTAATAATAAACATGATGGATATACCCAAGTTGAAAACTTATTCAAGGCAGCCAAACTCGGTAAAAGAGTAATTAGTCTAGGTTCAAGAGCTTCTGACTATAATGGTGTTGGTAGGGAAAACGCATTTGAATACGCTATTGAGAAAAAAGCTTTAAGAGCAGCTAACGAACAATTATATAACATGGGCCATAATGTTACTTGTTTGAACTTTGGATACTTTGATACTGAAAGATGTGCACACGTTGATACTCCAAAAATGGATTTAGATTATGTTATTGAAACGATTTTATGGGTTACTAAACAAAAATATAGAGTAAAGGAGCTAACGATATCAATATGAAAGATGTAATACAAAAAGTTGGTGAATGCGATATTGAATGGATTATTCAAGAATTAGAGAATAAAAAAGTTTCTGCTCAGTTTCCATTACAAGGAGCCTTTGAAGGAGATTATGATGGAGCTTGTGGAAAGACTTATGACTTAAGAGCTGATGAGTCAGAATACATTGTACCATTATACGACGATATGCAATACACATATTCATTATTATCAAAATATAAGATGCATAGAACCCGTGTTATGAAAATGATTAAAGGAACCTGTTATTCATATCACATTGACTTGACGCCAAGGATTCACATTCCACTAACGTCAAATGAACGATGCATGTTTATTATTGACGGTGAAGTCTATAAACTTCCAGCTGATGGATCAGTTTATTTAGTAGATACTACTTTATATCATACTGCCCTCAACGCAAATCGAGAACAGTTTATCCGTACTCACATAGTTGGAAATGTTATTCCACAGTAAATGTTGTTTCACCCTTTAAGGGATCGCCAATAACCATTCCTGGGCGTCTATACTCGTCTGCACAAATTTGAATGATATAATCACCGGCGTTTAAAACGTCTGTAATAACACTTTCAATTACTGATGTGTTAGCTTCGTAATCGTTACGCGTTATTCCATGGCTTACGTTTGACTCAAATTGAGCATGGTCAACATCAATTAGAAATTGTTCTCTAATAGCTTGGCTTTCCCAAACCTGAGTAACAAACATATCGTTATTTGAGTCGACATATTTTGATCTAAAAAGAATTTTATTAGCATCTTTGTAGCTCAAGTAAACGGAGTCGTAGTTTTCCCAAAAGGTTGCTGGTAGTACAGGTGCTGACCAATCTTGATAGCGCTTACTAGGATTGTTTATATAGTCGCTAAAAAAGTCGGAGTCTCCATCCGGGCCTGCCGTGGAAACCATTGTTGTTATATATGCCATTGTTGAAATATTGTCCTTCTCCAGATTAACCGTTCTTGGTCTATGATTTTAGTGGTTTGTTTATAATGCAATCCAACCCAATTGTTCATAACTAAGAATTGCTTTTCTTTCCATTTGTGTTCATATACCCCAACTTTATTTATCATTTCTTCAAACAGTTTTGAGATTTCTTTATCAGACCATTTAGAACCATCAGGGTGTAATATAGCTTTGTTATATGATTCAGTTCCAGAGTAACCTTCGTCTGGGCTTAATCCAAATACATCACTGGCTAACGCTAAACATCCATAATTAATATTTTCTCGTCCAGTAATAGGATGTATTTTTGTGAATGGTTCTACCCAAGGATCTTCAAAGGTCCATTTTCCAGATTGTTTAAACGTTGGATTATCACCAACTATTATAGAACAATCTCTTAAGTATTGTTGTCTGTCTTTACTCATCATTTCAAAGGCCGTAGTAGTATCTAAGAAAAATAATTTAGAATCTTCTGAGTCTGGTATGGATACTGCGTAAAATGATCTAAGTGGATATTTGTATTCTTTACTAGCTGAGTTATCGGCATGCCAAGGAATACTCATCCTAACGAATTTGTTTTTTGATGTCCAGTGTACAACCTCACCACCCAAAGGTTCTTTAGCTATAATATGGTCTTCCTCATTCCACAACTTTCCAAATTGAGATGATATGTTTATGAATGCTTGTTCGTCTAAATCTATATCTTCTTGGAGATAAAAGCATTCATTCATTACTTTTTCATACACTCCACTGGTCCTTTATTTTAGGTCTACTAATTATATATGACTTTGATGTATCTAAATCGCTGGGTAAATTATCTCGCCAAGGAGATCCTATACATAAAGTCCATTTTGGTTTATCAGAGATATCAATAGAATGTGGATGCCCTCCATCCATTACATAACTTCTTTCGCCTTGGTTAGGATAAACCTTTTCCATATTTTCATTTAAAAAATATAATCCTTTTAAATCACCTTTAACCACGTAACGCCACTTATATTGACGTGTACCAACCTCTGCTTCTTTGCAATCTAAATGTATATTCATTTCTTTATTAGGTGGGGTATAGAGTATAGTAAACCTTCCTGGTAGCTCATCTAAAATTGGACTAAACGCTTTTTGAACATTTGGTAAATCCATAGTCCATTTCATATTTCCATCAAGATTAATATCTACTTTACCTGTTTTGCCTGCAGGATTAAACAAAGGAAGTATATATGTATTTCTAAATTTGTCATAGTGATAAGAAGTAAGAGGTATTGATAAAATCTCTTGTTCTATTTTATTATGATTTACTTCTATATTATGAGCGCAATAAGTTAGTATTTCCATTGTAATCCCTATATTCAAATCCAAATATTGCTACAGACCTTTCTGTTTTTCCACCTTCAACACTATGCGGCCAACCCGTATTAATAAACCACATTTCACCGGGCTTCATAGTAAATGATTCAACACCAGACTTTGTTTTGAATTTAAACACAGAATCATTTTCATTTAAACAAATTTGAGCTCTACACATAACACTGGTATCAGTATCAATATGCCAGTTGATTGTATGGCCAGGACCCATATGAGATAACCTTAGTCTATAAATGTATTTAAACCAAGGAACTTTTACATCATATACATAGTCAGAATAGTCAAACTCTGAAGCAGTATTTTCGTCATGAATTGATTTTTGAATAAGAACTTGCCTGTAAGAATCAGCAGCATTAAATACGTTTTCAATATCACATTGCTGAGAAATATTGTATCCATCTCCACCTAAATCGTTTTGTGGATTTTCTAATAATATAGACTTAAGTTGTTCTAACAATTCAGGATCAACGTCACCAATTTTAGCAAAGGTAAGCATTTCGTTTCTCTTTGGACCTGGTCCATTTACACGCGCTCTTTTTGTTTTTTGAATTAAGCTTTTAGTCACAATACTTCTCTTTCCATTCTTCAATTGGCATTTCAGGCAAGTTTAATTCTTTTTCAGATATTGTACTTTGCCAACAATTAATATCATCATACGGACATGTTTGATGCATGCCATCGTTTAATTTAAAGGATCTACCTAATTTAATATTTAACTTCTCAGCTAATTTTTCAAGGTGCTTTCTTCTATTTAACATTTGCATTGAAAAGAAAGCATCATAATTTTTATAATCTTTTAATTGCATTTCAATCATAATCATAGCTGGAGATACTTCATTTAAAATAACTCCTCTTTCTAATCCAGTTTTCTTTACGCCATTCCACAATCTAGTCGCGAGCCGGGCAGTACTTTTACCAAACAATTGAACGCAAGAAAAAGATATAATTTCTTCTTTATGGAAAGCTAAATACCATTGATCGTAATTTTTATAATTTACAATAAGGTTTGGCCACCAATCTTTATTTTTGCTTTTGTCTGTTTGTTCAAGCTCTTTTAACTTATGAACAAAAATAGATTCATTTGTAGAATCCATTTTAAACACGTTGATTTCAGCTGGGTAAGCCATTATGTAGAGCTCTTAGGAAACCATAACTTTTGTTTGAACTTAGTTTCCAACCATGGCGCGTATGGTAATTGTTTAATTGTTTCTTCGCCTTCTGTTGCTTCAATCATGGTTTCAATAGGTGTAATAAGCATATGACATTTTAAAATCACACGTTCAGTATCTTGGTTATTCACAACACCATGCAACTTGTTTACGTTTAAAAAACATGGGTTAAAGTATTCATGTCGTGCATACTCATATGTATCACTACCTGGAAACATTAGGTTTTTACCTTTTTTTCTGTCGTATAAAATAACCTCTGTTCTGCCAATAAGAGGAATATTAAAAGCAGATAAAGCTCTTAAGTTGTGAGCAGTATGTGGATGAAGAACACCACGTGGTTGAGTATACATAAACGTGAATTTCATTACATGTTTAACTTCTTCCCAAATAATTTTTACACCACAGTTTTCGCCTATTCTTTTTACAACTTGGAAAATTTCATCCCATAGTACCATGTTGTCGTCATAGCTAATATGATATATGATTTGATCATCATCCATACCAATTTTATTATGGTCATTCCATATAGGCTTAATTCTATTGTAAATAGCTTTAAGTTCTTCCTTATCGGATTCAAATCCTTCGTATCCCATAGTTTCGGCGAAACGATCTTCATTTTTATATCTTAATTTCATTTACTTCCCCCTAAACATAAAAGCAATATAATAAGCGGTAGGATCAAATTGCCACCACTTGTTTCCTATTTTATAACTGCTAGGTTTTTTATGATGGTTTAAATGCCATCCTTCTCCTGCGGTTAAAACATTAGCAATAGCAGAGTTAGTAGGCCCATCTTTGTGGCCAAGTATATTTAATATCCCATAACCATGGAATGCAAGTATAACAGGAATAGCATAACCAAATATCATAAGTAAAGGATGTATTAAAGTAAGCAACAATACAATAGCTATATTTAATTTAAAATAATGCTTTAGAAACCATTTAAGTATAGGGTCTCGCCACAATGTTTTAATATATTTTCTTTTAATTTTAGAATCATATCCCCACGTATTTAAATATACAGCTAACTTACCTTTATGGTGATATGAATGAGGGTCGTTTAATGTATCGCTTGTAGCGTGATGTTGCTTGTGTACAGCAGCCCAAGTAAGAGCAGGACCTGCCCCTGAAAATATTCCAAGAACATTTATAATGATTTGATGTAGTTTACTACACTCGTAACTTTTATGTGAATAATATCTATGGTAGCCACCAGATATAGCTACAATGACAATAATTTGCCACCACAAAAACCCTGCAAAAAACATCCAAGCTTCTCCATACATAAATGCAGGAATAAGTAAGACGTGGCAAAGCGCGTGGTTAATTATGAGTTTTGTTGTATTGTGCATATGTCTATTTATCCTTGAAATATTAAACCAAAGTTCTTAGAAATAAAGTGTGTCATAATTACGTCGTGTTCTTTTACTAAACTATTATAGCTTATTTTTTCTTGTTCAAATTCAATAGTATTTTTATCATAGGTTTTAATCTTATTGGTGTCATGTTTATAATGCCACGTTTGAGACAATGGATATACTGAGACATTATTCATTTGAACTTTATAAGACATAATAGTTTCGTTGTCATAACCAAATGATTTTTGTATTGCTGGAGGATACATCGAAAATTCCTTGAGCTCTTTCATTGTTTCAAGAGTATCATCAATACCGTCAAAGTAGTTTAAACGGTCCATTACTTTCCGGCTAGCCATCATAATACCGGTGTTAAATACTTTGTTGTCTCCATCAAGGTCTTCCTCTTGTAACATCGCATGGCAATTCCAATACTTAGCCTGTGGATTACGAAAGTCTTTATCATATTTTTCAAAATAACCACGTATTCCAGGTGTAACCCCAGAATCTTCTGCTGACGATATGTCGCAACAAAGACATGTCTCTGCCTTTAAGAAATTAAATGCATCAATATTTTTGTTAAACACTACATCATAATCTATATACAAAACCAAATCAGCAGTGTGGGTAAGCTTATCTAAAAGGTGAACCTTGTATAAGTTAATAATATCATACTCAGATAAATCTGGAAACCTATTAAAAAACTCTTCATACTCATCGTCTCTACGAAAGTTAATATAAGTCGCACCTACACTTTCAGCATAAGCTTTATGGTTCTCAATTAATTGTTTTTCATAATTACTTAAACGTTGTTTTGTTCGTAGACTTTTATTAACGGGATCGTCGGATCGACCTTTTGGATTATCTAAACGTTCGTCAGGTATCTCAATATAAATTGAATAGATAAGTTTTGTTTTATCTTCAAAAAATGTATTAAACTTTTTGTTAACAAAATGAGCTATTTTAATGTCATCTAAATTAATTTCTTCTGGTTCATCAATAATATAATGCCATTCCTTATCCATTAATACATATGGTACATCATATTTTTCCATGATATAAGAGAATATGCTTTCGTTGTTTGGATAATAATAAACTCTTAAATGAGATCCATCTTCTCTTTCGAGGTTATTTGATTTAATTTCATTAAGCTTTTCTATTGCTTCCATCATACGATCATAGTAATGAATTTGTTTTATGTGTTTAGATTTACCTATCATAATACCAGTATTCATTACATGGTTATCTTGGCCATCTAACAAGTCTTTAGTAATGTGGTATTTGATTGTAGGACTACGCTGACCAACTGATTGAAATACTATTTCTTTAATATTTTTATTTACAATTTTATCATCTTGGTCTTTGATATGAATACCTTTTTCTAAATCAAGCTCTTCAAATACATTAAGCTCGGTATTAAATAAAACATCCATATCAACATACATTACTTCATCGTACTCTTTCGCCAGTTGAGCCATTAAGTAATGCTTATATAAATTTACCTTTGCAAAATCAAACCCAGCATCAACCTCAAAGTCTTTCATAGTATTATAGTAAAACTTAAAGTCGGCGCCAATTTCATCAGCATATATTCTTTTGTTTAGTAATAATCGATCTTTGTATTCTTCAATTTGGTCTATTTGGTGTACGTTCGCACCCCACCGATCATCCACATGATCAATGTCGTCGTATGTTGTAAATATTACCCTGCTCATATTCCTATCACCATATACCTTGTATAGTCCTCAGAGGGCTTCATTTCTCCTTTATAATATACGCTAGCTAGTTGTAATGATTCAACAAACTCGTCTAAACTGTTGTGTGTATTAATATGTTCTGCTTCGTTATGATAATTGTTGCTTTGAAAACAAGCTATAGTATCAATAGGTTTTAAACTCAATATCATACGAATATCTTCTTCCTCCATATGTTCACAACTTGTATTAATAATTAATTGGAAAGCATCCGCTCTATCAAAATAATATTCAATAGCATCATCAGTTACGTGAATAGTATTTTCGTGTTGATTTAATTTATATCCAATATAAGAGCACAAAGGATCTGAATCTACATTCCAAATTTTAACATCGTCGGAAATGTGTTGGCGTAATGCAGCACCGGTCAACCCATACCAACTACCCATCACTAAAACATCTCTTAACGGAAATGTTAGATATTTGCTGCCTAAGTATTGGATTAAATTATTAACAAGCCATTCTTTACTTGCTAATTGAGCGTCATTAGTTGCGGTGATAATATCTAAGCTTCGGTATAAATCCATATCTGGATTATACTTTGACTCTTCGTATATTTGTCGGATAATTTCTAAAGCGTTTTTATAAACTTCTTCTTTGTACATCATATTTCATTCCATTATACATATCAATTGGCGCTTTCCATTCAGAAGGATTAGCCACACTGTTTACAAGTCCATGTTCAAACGTATTAAATTTTAAACCTTCGTGAACTAAAAATCTATCGATACCTTTGTACTTTCTCATAAAATAATCTTTATTAGATAAGAAGTGTTCCCATATATGATTTTGTTCGCCTGCGGTCCATGTAATTACAGAACTATTTATATGCACATCATAGGCATGTGGAGCCATGTACAAGTCGTCTTTCCAGTAGTCTTTAAGTATAGTTAACCCATCCCATTTAATAAAGTCGGTTGGATCAGATTGTATATCCATATCTAAATCAAAGAATAAACATTTACCTTTAACTGGAAAGTCTTTACTAAACATTGCAAGCTTGTTCCACCAATATTTTAAAGTTGGTTTCTCAAAACACGGGATAGTTTCAATCTCAACACCGATACGATCATCGGTATAACATAGATATTGTGCCATAGGATAGAATTCCTTAAGCTGATCTCTTAGTCTATTTACATGTTCAGCATGGTACTTATCACCATGTTTTACAAATATAATATTATCGGGTTGCATTAATCAAACTCCCTCCATCAGTATATAAATCAATTTGAGTTCCATCTAAAGAATCTAAGCACCAATTTTCTAATTGGCTTATTAGATGTTTTGCTTTGTCATAGTTTCTAAAACCTATAATTGTATTTAGCTCTTTTTTCATGTCGTCAATAATCGCGGCAAGTTCTGCGCCAGGTAAATGTTTAAGTGTAACATGGGTTGGATATAATATAGTATTGTACCAAAGTTCACATTGATGTTTATCAGTAAACCTTACGAACTCTATCATTTCATCCCAGTTCATATTCATAGGGTTAACCATGATAGATAAGATTCGTTTGTTTGTATGGCAATAATCTTTAAATATATCAAAATATTTCATTAGTGTATCAAAGTTACCATTTACTCTTATTTCTTCATATCGTTCTGGAATTAAACTATCAATACTAATGTTTAAATGGATATTACATTTATCAAGTATTCCTTGAACTCTTTTATTATAAACAGTACCATTAGTTGCAATATTGATTTTAAGTTCTGGTTTAATTTCAGCTACAACGTCAAGTAAATCTAATAATATTTTTTGAGCAAAAGGTTCGCCACCATTTACTCTTAATTCAGTAAGGTGTGGAATAAACTCTCGCATTTGTTCTAAAAACGAATCATCAAATATCTGCGGTAATGGTGGAAGATTATCTCTGTTCTTTCTAATACCAGAACTTAAATTACCATTGCACATAATACATTCAAGATTACATTGGTTACTTAACTCTATTTCCATAAGAGATGGCATGGTATTTACTGGAAACTTTTCATAAGCTTTTGCCAACGGCCAGACATCGTTATCAATATCTCTTTTACATTCCATGCATCGGTCTAAAAATACATTTTGACTTAACGCATCTCTATATTTTTGGAATACATCACCTTGCCATATATCCATTAAAGTTTTATCTTTGCTCCAGGTTTCACAAAAACCAGGCAGCTTCCAACAAGGAGAAACCCTACCTTGAAGTGTGATGTACATGTTATTAAATGGTGCGTTACACGCTTTCAAGAACCTTGCTCCACTCTGGGAAAGCAACTTTAAAATCGTTGCCTCGCAGTTTATCATAATATTTTATGTGTTTCCAAAACTTATCTAATTGATCTTCGCCATCAATCATCATTCGTCTTATAATCTTTTTAATTCTTTCGTCCTTTGTATCTTTAAACTTATTACATATAACCTCTTTTACAGCTATAGGTAAATTACTAATGTTTAAATATGACGGGTTTTCTACATACTGTATTGACACGGGTGTATTAAAGTCGTCAGCATATTCTAAAAATTCATCTATATGATATATATTATACCAATTCAAAGTACAGTTAAACGTCACCTTTCCATAGAAGTTTTTTGAAAACTTAATAAAGTTTTGTTCAATTACATCAAAGTCAGAACCTTCCCTTTGATAATTATTTCTTTCGTATATATCATCTAAGCTAATTCTTATATCTAAATCAAGTAATGATTTTAATTGGCGTACAAATTTTTCATTCCAATAAGTTCCGTTTGTTACCATTAATGTTCTTATTGCATTTAGGTTTTGCTCATCAATATAAGTCATAACCTTTTTGATTTCTTCGTTTACAAATGGTTCACCACCTGCAAAGAGAATGTAATCAGCTTTTTTAAGCCATTCATATATGATAGGCTCATGGTGTGTACCTATTAATTTATGCTTTAAATAATGTTTGCGAGTTTCTACTGACTCTGTTTCTTTTGCTATTTGACTTGAATTAAAAGAACCACACATACGGCATTTAAGATTACACACATTAGTCGTTTTAAATTCATAATAAACAGGACCGTCTTCTACTATTGGCGAATCAAACTTTTTATTACGAGCCCAGCCATTAATAACACTTCGTAAACTTTGGTTACCAGACTCCTCGGCATGCCAACAATCAGAACAAGCCTCGGGCTTTTCACCATTTAAAAATTGATTTCTTAAATCCTGAAAGTTTTGATTATTCCAACCTTCGTCTATTCTTTCTTCATCTAAGTTTGATAAAGGTTTTTTATATCTACAGCATGGAAGCAGCACGCCTCGTGGGTCAATAGATATATGGGTAAAAGGTGCTGCGCAATAATGTTTCATTTCCAACCTTTAGGATACTCGTTTAGCTTAGATGTATTATTAGGATCCCAACCATCTTTTGGACCACATTTTCTTTGACAAGAGGTAGGAGCATATTCTATTCCTTCATTTAATCCTTTAAAAACGGCTCGCCCAAAATTTAACCATTCGTCAGAAGTTAATATATCTTCCACACTATCATTGTTTGATAGTTTTAATTTGTCTTTAAGTAGTTCTCTATATGCGGGATCGCTATTGGCAATGTAATCAAGATGGCAACACGGAATCAAATGTCCTGAGCAGGTATGAGCCATACCTTCACTTTTAGTCATACATATTGGATCAAATTTTTCAGTCATTTGGATAAAAATATGTATTATCCATAGCAAGTTTTGAAGTCAATTCTTCATCTGGTCTCAAACCTGGTGGATGTCTTCTTGAGTTAACAGTATTAAATATTACTCCCATGTCTTTAGCCATTTGTTTACATTCTTCTATATCATGTTGATTGTAATTAAAAATAATATATTTCCAATAAATTCTAAATTTGGGATTATATTCTGCAGCAATAGACATCATATCAAATAACTTTTGACCGTCTTGCCTTGTCCGATATATATGAGAATCTTTTGGTAATCCATCTATTCCAAACCGCCACGCTATTCTAGTACCTGATGATATATCAAACATTTTTCTATACCATCTTTCCGGTCTTTGAGAAGCAGTGTTATGAACATCAGCGCTCTTATCGTTTTTTGCTACAAGCTCTAAAATCTTATCAAACTCAGGATGCATGCTAGGATCTGAAACTTGTCCACAAAAATCAAAGTGGTCGAACCACGGTATGTATTTTTCAAAATCAGACACTGATAAAACTTCTCCCACAACCTTTCCCTTTAACCGAATACGATATTGTCTTTCGCATGTTACGCATTCTAGAGTACACCTATTAGTTATATCCATATTGATATTTCTATTACCAGGCCTTCTATGATGTTTGAAGTCGCTTTTGTCATATGAACGATTATAGAAATCAACAATTTTAGTCATTAACAGTGCACCAATTTTTACATACTTGAGGAGCGGTATCCCAAGTTTTACGAGACTCTTCAAGTTTAAGATACCATTCAGAGTTTATTATTTCACTAATGCTTTTATTATCTAAATTATAATCAGCTTCGTTTTCAACATACTCTTTATATATTGGATTGTTGTCTATTACTCCGACTGCTATAGACTCAGAGTTTTGTAATCCGTTTTGTATATGGGTGCTGTCTTCTTCTCTAAGATCTATATCACCTTGCTTTGGATACCCAAATTGTTTTGCTATGAAAAGAGTATTAGCAAAAAAGCAGCATGGATATACCTGACCGTCTGGATTTATATTTAATTCATTTTTTTCAAAGAAAGAACAACGTATTTTTTTCATAATCCTATAGCCTTAAATTCAGTATATTTTGTGGGTGGTTTTAAGTGTCTTATTTTTCCTTCTTGGATATATCTAAATTGCTCTGGGTTTTTATCAAATCTATTTGAAGGTTGGATGTACATAGCACTTGCTCCATTTGCTTTAGCTAATTCACCTATTTTTTCAACGTCATCTTGGTTGTGTTCAAACACGATAGTAAAGCATTTAGCAATTGATCCAGACTCAGTAAAGGCTCTCATATGTGTTAGCACTTTATCCAGTTCTGTTCCTACTCTATATTTAGCATGCTGCTCTTGTGTAACTCCATCAATATCAAATATGACCTCAAGCCTATGATGATATTTGTAACTTATCATACCAAGTTCCCACCACCAATCTTCATCTCTTAGACTTGCGTTGGTGTTAACAATTACTAATGTTTTGTTATTGCTTGATAAAATATATTTTATGATTTTCATAATATCTTTATTCATCATAGGATCACCCCATGTACCACAGCAAATGATTTGCCTGTATCTGTAAAGAGATTGTTTTGGAAATCTTTGTTTGAAGGTTTCAAACGACCATTGAACTAAAGGGAGCCAATAGTTCTTTTTAGAAATATCTTCTTGGTCTGTTCGGTGACACTGCGGGCATGACGCATTGCAATAGGTTGAAAGGTCTACCATCGCGGTCAAATCATTATCTATATAAGGCATTTACATTAATGCATCAATAATCGCTAAACCTTGCGAAATACGTGTTGCCTTTCTAATAGAGGACTTAATTTCTTTACCTGCATCTTTAACTGCATCTAATTCAAGTGCCCAAAGTTTAAACTTAAAAAGCTCTTCTTTGTTTTCATTCATTTCCCATAAATGTTCAAAGTAAGCACTATCGACTTGGTTTGTTTTGATTTTAAATTCTTTATCAAGTCCAATTAAAACTTCTTCTTTTGAATTGACTTGCTCTCCCAGCTTTTCTTTTTCTGCTGCAAGACGATCTCGCTCATCCTGAAGAACTTTCATACCAAGCATTTCTTGGGCAAGCGCTCTTGCTGCCTCGTTAACTTCAATATTAAATGCCGCTGACTCAGCCTTTTTATATTCAGCCGTAGATTCAGCGATCTTTTCTAAATTCCATCCTTCGGACATAAGCTCTTTATAATCTGGGTGGTCTGGATTTACATCCAAGTTATATACCATAATTAGTTCGTCTTGTTCATACAAAACTTTAATGATAGAATGTTCTGCATCTACAAACTGAGCGTCAACCACTTTTCCACTAAATTCTGCCATTTTGTTTTTCCTTATTTGTTAAATGTTTTCTACATATAGTCGTTTTGTATTTGCTGAAATAGTACTCGCAGTACCAGTTGGGAATTCTTGAGTACGATAATCGTCCGCGTTAACAAAACGAGTAGTATAGCCGGTGCCAGTTGGAGTACGTCTTGTGTCAGTATAGGTTGTACCAACTTGAGCACCATTACCACTCAAGTTATAATCAACTGTATATCCAGTACCGGTATTACCCGTGTAATATCTTAAAAATGGATTAAGAAGGTTTGCCCACGTGGTTGGAGTATGAACTCTAATTGTTTCATCGCCAGCATTAAAATAAAGTGGCAAATCATAAAATTCTAAATCAGGATCATACAAATCAAAGGATGTTGGATCTGGTGTACATTTAGCAATATAATAATTTGTATCCGAGTTTTGTTTTTGTGTTTCAGGTATACCACCCGAGGTATAAGCAGCTAAGTTTGCTACACCGTTTACTGCCACTGGCGTAGCTGAAACAAGCGTACCATTTGTTGGGCTAGTACTCGTGGTCATAAAATATATTCCGCCGTTACCTTGACCAGTACTTCCATTATAGTAACCAGAATTTAACACTCTTGGAAGTGCAGGAGTAACAAAGCTATCAATAAAATCCTGACGAGTCATTGTCCTAAGTTGGGTAGTACCGCTATCATCATAAAGATACAGTGGATATTGTAAGTTATTTGCGTCACCTGTAGGTAAGGATGGAGTGTCTCTGATAATTCTTAATCTGCTATAGTTGTCTGTTGACTGGCTAACGTTTGGTGTTTCTGCTGCTGTTGAAAATCTATCAACACGAGTAGTATAAGCACCAGCTATATAATAAGTGTCTACAAAAGGTTGCCCACCCATTAGTGAGCCATTAGAGGTATTTACTTCTAACCTTACTGCAGGATTAGTAGATAAAACATAGCTTGCAAAGTCATGAACACTATTCATCCCGATTGTGGGCATTTCGTTAATTTGTTGAAACGGCTCCCCGGCAGGAGCCGACATGAATAATCCTAATCGAGCTGTCATAACCTACCCCTTAAATTGGTGTTTCAACAGCACAGTATAAAGTACGTACTTCGTTTCCAGCGGAATCAAATATTTTAAGAATGTTTTGCTGAGTTTTAATTGAGTTGTTAATTGCTCGGCCACTTGTTGCGTCTGCGCCTGAAATGTTTGCCAATGCTCGGGCGTTGGTGATTACATCTTCGCCATTTACTCTGATTGCCATCGTCGTCTCCTCCTATAAAATTGACTATTAGCGTATTATTATTTATAATAAATAAGATAGTGAGTTCTTCGTTATGTATAAAATTTTTAATTTAATGGAGAATAAAATGGCAGAAACAACTATCGATGCAGAAGCAGCGGCAGCAATTGATGTGAACGGAGACGGTCATATCTCAGCTGAAGAACTGGCGATGCATTTAGAATTTAAGCGTAAAGCTTTAGAAGATAAAGACGCACAAAGAGATGCTATTCGTAAGATGGCTTGGTTCTCATTGATTGGATTGTTAGTATATCCATTAGCGATTATCTTAACCTCATGGTTAAATTTAGATACAGCGGCTGGCTTAGTAGCTGATATCGCTCCGACATACTTTGCATCTATTGCAGTGTTGGTTTCAGCATTCTTTGCTGCTGATGCTGTAGGTAAAAAGTAAAACAAAAATAGGGAGACTAAGGTTTCCCTATTAATCCATCCATATTAAATTGATGGTACTTGATTTGTGCAGGCCATTCTTTATCAATCCAAAAAGCTTTGCGTTCATTAATATCAGGCACATAGTCAAAAGAGTCTAAATCAATAGCATAAATTTTTTTACTTTTTTTACATTCAATAAAATTAGATGGGTGTGGATCAGTAAAAGTCCAGTCATGTGATACTAAATCTTTATAGATATCGTTAACATTGCCTGAAGCGCAGTAGCCTTTAATAAATTCGCATTCAATTGTTATAAACGTATCTTGTCTTTTAAATTCAAACTCTGGGATATGTATAAAATCAAATTTAGTTTGCTGTAATTTGCTTAATCTATACTCTACCTTTTTAGAGTATTCTAAATTACGATAACACAATTCCTTTACAAAACTGTAATTTGTTATTCTTGTGGCATGTGTATCTACGTAATCAATCATAATGCTTTATTTATACAAAAATAGGGAGACCAAATTAATGATCTCCCTATTACTCAGGTCTTCTATATGGACTTCGGGCTGTGTGTTACACCTCTCCCAGGCTGTCCCTGCCTATCTGGTTTTCACGACACCGGTATTTCACGGGCGGTATATTCGCCAGAATTCTTTTGGTCTAGGCAGGATAAAGTGGCTATACACCAAAGGAGAGCCGGTTAAGGTTGTCCTAAGTCCCTAATTCCCTTGGCAGCGATCAACCTGCCTCACAGTGTAAACATTCACCGTTCCTGTTATGCTCCCCAGCACGAAGCTGTATATGGGTAACAGTGGACTACTTGTATCCTAACGTCGATCTTGTTGCAAATCCTGAGGAGGAATTTATCGGTTTTACCAGCAACGTTATTGATCGTAAAGTGAATGCCTCGTTCCCAGACACACCGTTAGAACTTTGGAGCGGATAGAGGGATTCGAACCCCACTCAGCACGGCTTGGAAGGCCGGCGACACAACCCGTGTGCTTACCCGCAAATAAGTGTCAGTTTAGACCCTACTGACAGGTCTCCTAGCTTTCTAACTACATACAAAGCCTGTAGCTTCACAACGTCTAGGACCTTGGCTATGTGTTCCCGGGTCCCCATACGGTGAACCTATTACCCTCCAGTCAAAGACTAGTGAGGCGGGAATTCTTGGTCTCGGTGGAGAGATTCGAACTCCCGACCCTTTGGTCCCAAACCAAATGCGCTACCAGACTGCGCTACACCGAGTAATTGGCTAGGGTGGTAGGAATCGAACCCACGCCAACGGGTTTGGAATCCGTTGTACTACCATTATACTACACCCTATCAAACTTCTTAATACTGAATAGTAGTCTTAACTTAGTCCCTCACCAGGATTTTACGGGTTCGGTTGCTAGCACCTACCTACCTGTTACGTTTCTTTGCTCGTACTATGCAGTATTAAGAAGTTTTCGTGGGAGGGACTTTCCTGCAGCGTCCCTCCCCTTATCTACAATGTCGTTAGTAGCAAACGTCCGGGTTTAATCGGTACCGGCGAGTATACCCACCTAGGTCAGAGGGCCTCTTCCTTACCTAGGTTTTTGGGTACGTTTGACGTGATTGTCAGGCTTTCCCCGTGCGCCTAAAGGTTTGAGTTCTTATCGCCTGGTCGGATTTTCCTCATTCCTTATACTATTAATATAATACATCTTAGTTGGTTTGTCAACGGTTAATTTCACTTTTTTTCAAATTAATTTAATAAACCTAATAGAGCAAAAGTAGAAATACCTACAATGACGCCAGACAAACTCCAAGCTAGCAATGCAAGCTCTCCTTCAGCAGTTCCGGGCTTCTTAACAAAAAGTCCACCCAAAGTACCAAAAACAACAGCACCTATAATACTCGCAACTAAAACCATACTAATTTCCTTTATAACTTATATAAACAATATAACATATTAAAAAGGGTTTGTCAACAGTTAATTTGCTTTTATTTTAAGTTTTTTAGAAAGAATTTGGCCCGCCCTATATGTAATAATAGGAATTAACATATTTAGATTTCATTCTGGGCCGACGGGCAGCACCAGGTATAGGCTGTTACCTATATCGAATAAGAGCTATAACAGCCTAATTTGCCTTATTCGCTCCGATTAGATTGCCAGCTTAATATAGCGGCGCCGACTCGGAGATTCTCATATACCTATCTTCCAACCCTTGCACTAGTTAGCGGAAACTCGCTATTAACAGCATCAGGATGTGTTTCCATGGCTTCTTCTAAATCAACTTCAGTTTGATCTGGATCGTCATCTCCATGGTCATACACAGCAGCAACTAAGTCACCATCTTCATTTGTCTCAATAAAGAGACGGTTTTCAACAACCGTGCCTTTATGTGTAGACATATGCATAACGCGATAGACGAACTCGTCAGAAGCATTGGTTTCAAGGTATTCAGCAGAAGTAACTTCGCTAATTTCAGTATCTTCATTTAATGCTAACATAGCATTAAGTTCTTCCAATGTATAAGATGTGCTCATTATTATTCCTCGTATATTTATGAATATTTATAATCACGTTTTCTGCTAAACTTTTTTCAAGTGTATGGGCTTCTTTTTCCCAAGGTAAATTTTCATAATCTTCGTTAGACTCTTTACCGTACCATGTACTACCACCACCGCACAAAGCTTTAAGCTCTTTACGATAATATTGTTTTACGTGGATCATCTCGTGGCAAACAGTCGTAACGAGATCATGAAAACCTAAATTTCTTTTGATTTCAAGTTCAAAAGATTTATGATCGTCGGTATTTAAACAATAACCATGTGAATCGCAATTTGTTAATGATACCTCTATATCAAGAGTACGAACCCTTGGCATTAAAATATCTATACAAGCTCCTACAGTACTAAAAACTATATCTCGCTCTTTCTTACGACCACCGGTTACTTCAATATAGTTCATTATATATATCTCCGATCATTAAATATAATATATCACATTAGTAACGTGTTGTCAACTACTTTTTTCGTTTGCTTCGGCAATTGTCATTTTTTCAAAGTCTTCACGGCTTACTACACCTTCAGCAAGTAAACGTTCGCGATTAACCATGTGCGCAGCTTGCGTATCATCTTTTGATCCACCAAAATAAGGTACACAATGTCCTTCAGCAATCATAATTTCTGTAACTAAACGACCATCAGCAGCTCTAAAATCTCCAAGGATACGTCCAAATTTACCTTTCATATCTTCGCCAGATTTATCTTCTGTGGTAATAAGCTTAGCGCCATGTTCCAGCAATTCACCAAGGCGTTTACTTGATGCTTTTCCAAATAGTTTTTCAACTCTATCAGATGTTCTGCTTTCTGGTGTATCAATACCCATAATACGAACGCGTTCGTCAGAAAGGGTTACTCCAAATCCTAAATCAATATCGACATCAACCGTGTCGCCGTCTACTACTTTAATGACTTTAATGTCATACTCATTGGTATTCATGGGTTGTTTCCTCATGTTATTGTTATATTTTGTCTCTTAGACATTATTATTTATAAATAAGAATGAGTAATAATGTTTAAATTGGGAGGAGATAATGAGAGTACTGTTAATTGCATTTGCGGCAATGTTTTTAGTTACTGCCGCGCAAGGGCAAGAATCAGTAGAATGCCCAGAAGGGTACGTGTGCACAATATCAGGCACTGATAGTAATATTACAACAGATGGTAATATGACAACAACTATTAAACAGCCCCCGCCAACAGCTATATCACCACAGTTTTCCGCAGGCACTAATAACGATCTATGTACAATAGGTGTGTCAGCCGCGGTACAAACACAAATTCTTGGTATTTCTGGTGGTGGTACATTCACTGAAGAGAATTGCCAAAGACTTAAGAACGCAAAAGTATTATATGATATGGGTATGAAGGTCGCCGCGGTTTCTACTATGTGCCAAGACAAAAATGTCTTTGATGCCATGATGAACGCAGGTACACCATGTCCGTACAATGGATTAATTGGTGATGCGGCCAAATTGGGTTGGGAAACTCACGTAGAAGAAACAGAAAAAGAACTCAAACTTATGGGACCTATAGATGCGGAAAAAGCTGCTCCTGCTATTGGCGCTGGCCTCCTGGCCTTCCTACTCTTACTCTGAGAGTCTTGCTCCATATTGGGGTACGACAGGAAACGCTATAACTGATCAATCATTAAATTGGTCTATGGGTAATGTTTTGCCTGAGCCTCCTGGCTTAGATATTCAAAACGTGATATATTCCTATACTATACAAAAAGAATCTGGTGAGTGGGTAACCGTTCACGTACAAAATAAAAATGCCAACGGAACTGGTTATATCTTCAGAGAAACTGATGAATGGAAACCAGGAACAGTAACAGGAATGGGAATTAACAAAGTTGTTCCTGTTGGCGACTTACCAAGGGAACTTTGGGGCCCTGGAAGTATTGAAGTAGAGGGCAACGGGTCAGTATATAATGCTCAGGTAGTTTACACATATAAAGTTACCCCGTGTTATGATCCACAGTTCGATCCTAATTGTCCTAATTATGTTGTACCAGTGCCAAACATTGTGGAAGTTAATTTAGACGATTTATATGATGTTTTTGACGACGAAAACGTAGACCTAGAAAGAAACAAAACCGTTGAACAGGATGATATAAATTTAGAAGAAAACGAACGCAAAAAGGAAGAGGAAGAAGAAGAGGCTAAAAGAAAATATAGATTAGAAAAAGCCTTAAGTATTGCAGACGCAGCTTCTCTTTCAGCAGAAAATGCGAGAATCAATGCAATAAACATGACATCTGTACAAAAACTTCAGACTTATGTTGTTGCAGGAATTCCCGGTGGAGTATATGATGATGCGATTAATTTGCCTGACGCAGATTTACCTGATGGCAAAAATGGTTTACGTAATGGTTTAGCTCAACAATTGCTTCACAAGCAAATGGTTGAAATGCAATATAATTTAAACACAAACTAAGGAGACGTAAATGTTTAATTTAAAGACGGGTACCGTAGCTGCGCTTTTAGTTTTAAGCGCCACCGCGGGTTATGCCCAAGATACACCAATTAATGGTACAGTACAAAGTCGCTGTATTATTCAAACAGATCAGCCAGGTATTTATGGTAACCCTAATGCTTATACGCTGTCAACTGCAAATTCTGATGGTGGTTCACCTCCAGTAATTCGTGTTGATGTAACTTTAGCCGCTGCATATTATGTAGATATTACAGCGCCAAGTGAGTTTTCATCTTCACCAGGTTTATCTGATGTGGTAACATGGGTTGGCGACACGACAGTAAAAACTATGTCTGACTCAACAACTATGAGTGGATATGAAACAGGAAAATTAGAAACTGGTTATACAGATCGTTACAACCTTACAGCTACAGGTTCAACATGGTTTGAAACTACTTCAACCGCGACTATGGGTGGCTCAAAAGCATTCCCTGGTGGTAATTATACTGCATTAGTCGAGGCGGCTTGTATAGCTAAATGAAATGGCGGAGGCAGTAGTTCTAGTTCCGGAATAAATTACGGAGGTGGAGGTGGAATGTTCTACTCTCCAGGACCAGGACCATAAGGCCTAAATTGAAGGTGAATAAAAATTATGATTAAAATGAAATACATTATTGCCACCATGGCGTTAATAATATCTTCTGCAGCTTATTCGCATGAGATGGTTCCTACGTATCCAAAGTTAGAACCGGCTTATGTGGATGGTTTATATAGAACAACTATGACAATGTTTAATAAAAGACCTGAGGTTGAGTATTACGAAATTGGTGTTTTTACACAAGACTGGGAACCTATTAAGTTTGTTTCCAATTATAAAGTCTATAAAGTACCGTACTTAAGCACAGTGTCTTTTGACATTTATATAAGATCTGAGGATAGATATGATGTTACTTATATTTGCTCAGTATCTAAATTAAGACAATCATCAAGGACGCGGACAGCCGTGTCTTCGAAGATTTGCTCTAGAGTGAAAAGGTTGGGTGAATGAGAAAATATATTATACTACTAATGCTGCTACCAACAATAGCACAGGCGGATAACAGTCAAATTGGTTTGGCTCTGCCTGGCGCTTCAAACTCGTTTGGACAAGACAGCATTAGAGCTGGCGATTTAGATTGTAAAAACTCGATCGGCGGCGCAACACAACTTGAGTTCGGCTTGACCGGTATTATTGATAATTACAATAGTCCATTTGATAGCGGTAACGGGATGGACTCAGCAAAAGATGTCGGTGTGTATGCAAGAATAGTTATACCACTCGATAAACCAAAAGAAAGAATTAACTGTAACTCTTTGTATGAATTGGAATTGAGAAAAAAGAGATTAGAGGTTTTGAAATTACAGCAAGAACTCGAAGCTCTTAAGCGTTTAAATGAATCCGGTGGCCAGCAGTTTGAAAACTAGGAGGGATACATGGCCGATAAAGATCTTGGTGAAGGAATCGAGAACTTTGAGCAGGAAGTAGAAAATTTAAAAAATACCAAGATGAAACTCTTTGGTATTACCATGACGCCGACAACAATTGGTATGCTATTTGCATTAATCAGTTCGATACTCGGTGGTTTATATGGCGCTTTCCAAGTATATGATGATTACATGGGCATGAAAGAAATTGTCCAGAATATCGATGTTGACGTGATAGAAACACGCAACCAACAAATAGAAGCCTCATTAACAAACGTTAATAAGGAAATTAGTATTCAACTTGTTGCACTTCAAAAACAATTAGACGACGCAGCAACACGTAACCGTGAAAATAAAGTAGACACAAACTCACAAATCGGTTACCTTGAAGATCAGACACGTCGAGTTGAGAAGCTTGTACGAGACACTGAAGCAGACATAAGACAAATCATTCAAAACGCTGAAGAACGATTCGATAATAAAAGGGATGCACTACAAAACCAATATGACACAAAAGCATCTGATTTGCGAGAGTCAAGTGGTCAACGTATGACTGACTTAGAAGAAAAAATGCTTCGCGAAATGAGAGATTTAGAATCTGCTTTGAACGATAAGCTTCAAAGAGCATTAGATAATCCATTAGCAAACTAAGGAGGGTGTTATGATTGAACCAAAAAGAACGTGCACAAAATGTGGACATGGTTGTCATTGTTATAGACCTGATTGTAGTGAGTGTATAAACGACGTGTGCACGAAGTGTGACTGTGAGTAATGAAAAAAGTTTTTGTAATAATAGGTATGATAATCCTTACTCCAAGCGTATCGCGTGCAGAGACAGGATATAATGACGAATTGAAAAGTTGCTTAAGCAAATACAATTATTCGCCAGACTTATTTGATACTTATAATTTTAACAACGTTGCCCGGTGCGCTGCTAAGGCAAGAAATAGAATTAACCAAGCAAAAACAGCGGAACTCAAAGATTTCTTAAAGCACAATCCAAGGTATCGTGTTCCAGGTCAAAGTTTAAATAGATGTTTTGGTAAACCACGAGAAATGCCTTTTGAGAAATCTTCATTAGAAGTAGGACCTAATGGTGTAAAAGCTCAAGTGTGGTACAAAGATAAATTACCAGCAGGTTGTTTTGAAAACGCACCTTGGGATAATAGGGATCTTGTGCGTTGAAAATTGCATATATCATAACATTTTTAGTTTTTGTATCGGCCTGGTATATTATTGTACCGTCAAGTAAAGAATACTGGGAAAACGTAGGGCCTCACGTAGATAAGACTTTAAACCCTAATAAATACAAACAGGATCAAAAATGAAGTACTGGTTTGAACTACTTTTTAAAAACTATATAGATGAATTAGTAGATCAAAGGTTTAAGGAGAATATGATTGAAAGGTACTGGGTTCAAAAGCAAAACGAAACCGCAAGGCGACTCGCCAGAGCAAGAGAACGTCATAAGGTGGATACCCCAACCACGAACGAAAGACAACCACAAGATCATAAGGTATTGTCCGGTGTTGACATACGATGGGAAGACACGAAATCCAGAGTATCGTCAAAAACCACTTCATCTTCGTTAAAAGACAAATTAAAAACATTGAGTAAGGGAAAATAATGTGGGTACTAACTTTTATATATTTTTATTCAGGCGTTCCGTACGTTGAAGCTGTAAATAGTTTTCCAAATATGATGGATTGTTTTAAGGCAAGACAAGTATTAAGTAAAGAAGTAGGAAAAGGCATGGGCTATTTTAAAGCCGGCCAACAAGCCATTTGTATTAACATGGAGGGGAACGATGATTAATTTAAATCTTAAAATGGCTATAATGGCCGAGATGGCATACCTTGATAGTAAAGAGGCCAAAGCTAAAAATAAAGATTATGGTATTACAGGCCATAAGTTTTGGGATGTTGACGGTGCTCAATGTCATGCATTTTGGAATAAAGAAGAATACGTTTTAGCATTTCGTGGTACAGAACCAGACGAACTTTCAGACTTATTAGCTGATTTAAATGCTATTCCCCGCGGTGCTATGACGCATGGTTTAGTACACTCTGGATTTAGAGGAGAGCTTGATAAGTTATGGGAAAGTGTTGCTAAGCATCAGCGCAGTCATTCTAAAAGAAAACTGTATATAACAGGACATTCGCTTGGAGCCGCTATGGCTACTATAGCTTGTTCTCGATTTGAAGAAGAAACCAAAGTAGAACAGTTAACAACATTTGGATCACCAAGGGTTGGCACACGTAAATTCGTTAAACATATTTCAACACCTCATATGCGTTTTGTAAATAATAACGATATAGTTACTAAAGTACCACTATGGATAATGGGTTATAAACATCACGGTGTATTACAATACATCAACTTTTACGGAAATATTCGTAAGCTTACTACATGGCAAGCTATTAAAGATAAATGGCGGGGATATCGTTCAGGGTTGCTAGACGGTGCTTTGGATCATGGTATGGCTAATTACGTAAAACATTTAAGAGGAAAATAAAATGGAAATGCTCACAAGAATGTTTGGTGATACGCTATGGATTTATACAGCAATTGGCGGCTCAGTTTTAGGTGCTGCTTTTCTTGCATGGTTTAGAAATACAAAAGCTGCTTTATATTTAATGGGTAAATTTGATGGTCTATTAGATCATCTAGTAGATCGTTTTGGTTGGGAATGGTTACAAGACGATCCCGAAGCTTGGCGTAAACGATATCCAAAAGTAACAAAGAAAATTGACGATATGGAAAGACGCCTTAATGATTTAGAAGCAAAAAGTCCAAAAACGTTAGGTGGTAAAAAATGATTAGCAACTCTTCAATAACTTTAAAAGAATACATTGAAATTCATAAGAGGCATGAAGAGAATCGCACATCAACAAACGAACGAAATGAATATTGGAAACTAAGAGCTACTCAGTCAGATAACTATGCTTATGCTGAAACTAGTTCTTACCTGGATAGGTTTTAAATGGAATGGATTTTTAGTGTAGCTTTAAGTTTGCATGTAGGGATGGAAGCAGATTATAACGCGGTTCATCCCCATGTAAGGGTACAGCAAGAACATTTTATAGCCGGCGCTTATTATAATAGTATGGATAAAATGAGTGCATACGGTGGCTACAGACAAGAATATGACTTATTTGGAGTAGAAGTTGGAGCAGTAACAGGCTATAAGTGGTCTGACAAAACTTCTATTTCTCCCTACTTTAGAGTAACGTATGATGATTACTTTATGTCACCAGTACCTCTCGGTGATGATCCGGGATTTGTGATTGGATATGAATATAAATTTTAAAGGAGAATACAATGAATTGGATTAAAAACAGATTAAAAGAAAGAACAACATGGGATGGCGTAGGCCTAGTAGGCTTAGGAATGCTCGTATTGTTCATGGCACCATTGGCTAAAATTGCCGCAGGTATTGCAATAGCTTGGGGTGCTTGGACTATTTGGAAGTCTGAGTAATTGGCAGATCTCGTTGTCCTAATTTGGTTTACTATGAACATCATGGATCCGACAAAGATCTATGGTCCTGATATAAGCGAACGCACTTTTCAAAACCATGATGAGTGCGCTCTCTTCGTTAATTACATTGCCAAAAAACCAATTGTAAACGACAAATATGAATTTGCGTTTGGTACACCTGACGGAACATTGTTTAGGGGTGGGTGTTATAATGCTGAGGAATACGAAAAAATATTCCGTAAAAGAGACTCAACTTAATTATTTTGCACGTTATAATATTTGTCTAGCAAATAACCAATTTTTCTTTTTTCAGGATGATTATGTATCCACTGACCGGTGGAAGGGTCAAACTCTTTTCTAAAAAAACTATCAAGTTCTGTGTTGCCGGTGTCTATAGATAGATCTACCTCTAAACATTTTTTATCAAAATCAGCATCAGACATGATACTATGGTTCATAATCTCATAGGCATAAGCTGCTATGGTTAGCTTAATTCTCAAGCGTGTTTGCTTTTCTTTATCCGTTCCCCATTTTTGATCTAGGGTTGTATGTTTTTCTTCTTCAAAAAATTGTTCTAAGTTCATTTAATTCTTTCTGCGTAGATGTCGCACATTAAAACGTCTCGTACCCTATGCATATTTCCTAGGATATCTTCGCAAAGACGTTTGAGCATAATCATTTGGTGACCGTTAGTTATTTTATGTTTATTAATATTATCTAGCCAATACTGTGCAAATGGATAGTATTTTTCATATGACCATACATTAAATTCTTTAATTTCAAATCCTATTTTGTTAAACATATATTCGTATTCAATTTTTGTTCTAATTCGCATATCCCAATCATACTGATACTTATATTCATTAGAAACAAAATCAGTTATAAAAATTTTATTTGTAGCACTCTGATAGTTTTTGAGTACAGAATTTTTCATATGTGTAATTGATTGCACAAACATAATGAGATCATATTCTTTATCTGGAACATAATCTTCAGCATCAGACAATATAATATCCTCGTTTTTTAACAAATCAAATTGCTGGAGAGAATTTGTAAGGCCTGTTGTGTTAATGTTATATTTATTCTTAAGCGTTCGTATGTTTGCTCCCCAGCCACACCCAACATCAAGGACAGTGCTTACACTAGAAAAACATGGATTATCCATAGCTTCTGGTATGAAACTATAATCCATGTTTTCGTTAAGTACTTTTTTCCAGACGTCAAGTGGTATGTCGTCATAAATCCGTTTAATGCTCAATAGATTTTAACCCACACAACTTTGGCGTACAAAGCATCCATGTCCTCGCGCCATTCACCGGCGTCGAGAACACAGTTGAAAATTTTTGTTACAGATTTACCGTCATAATGAGCAGTTAGTCTATACATTCAATTACTTCCATTCCATCAATATTGGCTTGCAACCAACCACGATCAATAGCGTGACGAACAATCATATCATTATAAGGTTCATCAGTATTCCACAAGCCTTTTTCCAAAGCCCAAGATTTTAGGTCAAGTTGAACAGCAATTGCTTGTTCGCCTTGAACAGGCTCAGGATAAATGCGGTCTATTTCTTCTGTAGACATGTTAAATCCATTGCGGGTTTTTTGAATCCAAGGTGTATTTGCCATTATACGTACTCCAACATTTTGATTGCAACTGCACGATCTTCCATTTCAAGTTCAACCATATATTCGAAGGCTTCATCAATATAAGATGCAGCATACCATGTACTAAGATCCATGTGCATATCTGCTGCAACATAATCCCAGTTTATTGAGCCATCGGCCCATTTATTACACTCACAATCAAGGGCGTCTTGAAAAGATTTTACAACATCCATTTTATAGTTAACGCCGTTGTATATGTTTGTTACTGTGTACATTTGGTGTTCCTTTGTTTGATGATTCTAATATAACCTATCTAAAAAGGAATGTCAACAGTTAATTTCATTTTATTTTAAGTTTTTTTCAATTATATTCGGTTCTACCGTGGGCAACACCATCAGCTCCAAAACTTGCAGCCCAAGAATTTGGTTTAAGCTTGGGTTCAATTCCAGTCATACCTAGTACATAACCCGCAGCTTCTGTTGCAGCACAGTTAGATCCATGCAATGGATTTGTATTAATATCGAGGTGGATTTCTACGTCGAACTCGTCAATGAATGGACCAATTTGAGTATACAACTCACAAACTTTTTGAACCTCTTTCATCATTCGCATCTTAGGTCTATTTGGTTTCATATCATAATCAGGTTCATGCGACATGGTAGAAAAAATTCTACAGCCATGTTGGCCATTCATATGTACAATAGCTACCGTTGCATATTTACCCATCTGACGTTTAGATTTAGTTAAGTATCTAATTGAGTCACAGCCAAGATAAACTTTAGTATTGCCATCACAACTGATTAATAAGTCGACCATTTCATTAATTTGATTTTCACTAAACACGATCTAATTCCATTTTATATTGATCTAAGCACATATCTGCTAGAGTTTTTGTAAGGTTGCAATACTCTGAAAGTGTATCCACGACTTGAATATCGCCATCACCTTCCCTTTTATCACAAATATTTCTTTTAATTTTCTTACCGGTTACTTGTTCCATCATAGAAATCACTTCTAGCACAGTGTACCCAGTATTACTACCAAGGGCCTGAACATCGAAGGACTGAGGGCCCTTTTCTACGGCATTTACAATGGAATTCCCAATATCAGTAACATGAATATAATCACGTATGCAAGTGCCGTCCCTAGTATTATAAGTAGTGCCATATACATCAATATGTGGAAGTTTGCCAGCAGCAGCCATAGCGCAACGACGAATAAGATGAGTGGCATCGCCGAGCTGCCTAAAACCGTTAGCACTACCAGAAACGTTATAAAACCTAAAAATAGTGTACCCATTTGATTTTTCCCTAATAATATCTTCAGCTGCTACTTTACTCCGTGCATATGGAGATTTCATATGTATTGCAGAGCTTGTGCTAGCGAAAATAAAATTGTCTGTTCTTAATTTCTCAACAACGTTTTTAGTACCCATTGTATTAATTCTATAGTACTCGGATGGCTCCTTTAAACTCTGAGGAACAATGCTACGGCCTGCGAGGTGAACTACGGCATCTCCCCAGCCAAATAAATAGTTATCAGTAATGGTTTGTTTCCAAAACTTATCAATAAAACTTACGTCGTTGTATTCACCATGAAAGAAATTATCAAAGCCATGAACTTCGTGACCGTGCTCTTTAAGAAGTTTACAAACGTGACTGCCAACATAGCCAGCTGCTCCAGTTACCAAGACCTTCATTATATATGGATCCCATTTATGAAAAAATTATTTATTATTTTTAGTTTAACTTTTGTGTGTGCCTGCCAAAATGCTATTTCAGCAACCCGGACTTATAAAAACCAAGATCTATCTCATAAGGCTTATTATTATTATGGATTGTCAGAAACAAAAGATAGGCAATTGATAAAAGAATTAACCGGAGTAGATCCTACTAGGACTGAGTGGTGTGCTGCATTCGTCAATATGGTTTTATTAGAAAATGATTATCCAACATCAGCATCGGTAAGTGGGTTTCCTCTTATGGCTAGGAGCTTTTTAGAGTATGGAGAAAAAACTACCGAACCTGTCCAAGGTGATATCGTTATCTTTGAAAGAGGTAATAGCGGTTGGAAAGGTCATGTTGGTTTTTTCATAAGTGTAAAAGATATTAACGGTGTTCAAATGATTTCTGTTCTTGGTGGTAATCAAGATGATGCGGTAAACATTAAGTATTATCCAGCAAGTAAAGTGTTAGGGTTTAGAAAAGTGCCGAAGCCCGAAAGTTAAATGAAAAGATTTTTCTTTTCTGGGTCGACTTTGATACACCTGAGAAATGTTGTATTACACTTGGAAATATTATAATGTCGCCTTCCTCCATGTCTGGTCGATGTCGTATTACTGTACCATCTTCAAAGTTATTGATAGGTGATATGAAATGAGTTGGCTCATGTTCTAAAGGATCAAACTCTGCATATAACACAGCTGAATAAAAATATCCTCCATGGTTATGAGGATCGTGGAATTCATCATCCATGTATTCTTGAGACCATAGATTTAGAATTTTAATATCTTTAAAATAGTTTCCAATCTCATCTAGTTCATCGGTTAAAATATCATGAAAGCTTTTAAAGTATGGTGGTAACCCGCCGTATTTAAAGTAATCGCTTTTGTATCCGCCATTAACAGGGTCTGTATCCTCATCATACAAAGGTGCCATCTCTAATAGCTTTTGCTTCTTAACTTTCCAATTAGAAACTTTTACTTTTAGAAATGGCACCGCAAAAGGGTTATATAACTCAGTCCCACAAGTTTTCATAGTATTTTCCAAATAATCTAAAACCGTTACTCATACGCTTTTGATGCTGGTTTAATCCATCTCGGTCAACCCATTCAAATTTACCCATGATATCATCCCCAGTAGGTTCAGTATATGGACCGTAAAATTCATCCTGCCACTCGTCTTTACATTTTTGTTCAAATGCCCAGATCATTTCATCTAAAACCCAGTCCCACCGCTTAAAATAAAAGTCGTCTGTGTCATACTCGTTTTCTTTTGGAGGTGCGCTAGTACTACGAAGTTCTTCTGGGACATCTTCGTCATCAACCCGTGGTGCACCGTGCTTGGTTGCTTTGAGTTGTATCAGCATAGGTAGGATAATAGGAGCTAGGGTATCGTCCATACTCCACGTATCATAATCGTGGATTTCAATTTCCCTGTGTTGACCATCCTCATTATATTTACCTATCCAAACTTTCAAGTTAACACTCCTTTTATTATATGTGAGCAACCTAACAGGCGATCTTAATGGGTATTGACATTGCTGTCGCAGGGTTTCTGGTTTGCTGCTCTCTACTACAAACCCTTTTTCGATACTTGGCTGGGAGGGCAGGATTCGAACCTGCGACCAACTGATTCAAAGTCAGCTATTCTACCGCTGAACTACCTCCCATTACTTGGTGCTCCCACTAGGACTCGAACCTAGGGCCAAAGCGTTATGAGCGCTCTGCTCTAACCAACTGAGCTACAGGAGCATTATTTGGTGCCCGCACCCGGATTCGAACCGGGACGCCTTGCGGCAACAGATTTTAAGTCTGGTGTGTCTACCGTTCCACCATGCGGGCATTGGTGATCTCTGTAGGACTCGAACCTACGACCTAGTGCTTAGAAGGCACTTGCTCTGATCCAGCTGAGCTAAGAGACCGTTAACTGTTATCTATAGCATTTTGAAGCATGTTATACGGGATCATACAAATCCA